TCTTCACCAGTGATGTGCTCGATTACTTCCTTTACCATACGGAAGTGCTTTGCTTCGTCCATAGCTTGACGGCTTAGAAGTTCTAAGTCTTTTACGTCTGTAGAAGGATCTGCTGTAGCAACTTGACCAGCGATAGCGTACATGTTTTGAGCTTCGTTGACCATGCGTCCACGGAAGTGCTCAACTAGATACTCATCACTTGGGTTAGATGCAAAGAAACGACGAACGTTTGAGCGTGATGCTTCAAATAGTTCTTTGTTTCCTTCTTTGATCTTCTTAACGAAATCTGTTCCAGAAAGCATTGTTATCTACAATATCTACGATACTATTTATCAATATCTTTTTTACTCCATTCTACGGGTACCTCCCCAAACACTCTTTCGTAGTCTTGATAACATATATCGAATGCTTTTCTTAACATATCATACTCTATTGGATTCTTTTCATTCCTCCATTGATCCCAGAATTCAGGGAACTCTCTTATGTTAGTACCTCTCTCTGGATAGTATGCATTCCTATGCATTTTTGGAATAGGATGTCCTAAGAAATCAGACAGTTCAGTAGGGTCTTCCCAGATTCTCTCCATAACCATTGGGAACACTCGCTCCTCACCAAAAACTCTAGCATGCCTTTCATACACCTTACCATATAATGCTGTTTGTCTTACATTACCTTCCTTATTATAAAGTTTAGATAGATTTGTACCTGATTGAGACCATATCTTACGAACAGGATCTCTGAATATTAAAGTTATCTTGATATCAAAATCAACCAGTTTATCCCGTATGTAACAGAGATACTCCTCATCCATGAGTGTCATCTTATTACAGAAGTCACCTAATGACTTGTACTCACCATCAAGATAATCCCAATGCTTCTTATAATATTCAATGTATTTGTCTATGGATGTGGGTAGAGAGTAAAAGTAATCTTCCTCTTCCTTAGTAAATTTTATATGTGATTTGGCTGATGACTGAACAGAGTATTCTGGTGTTAGGAGAAATTTCTTTTTAGTCTTCGCTATATCTTTGCTGTCATTATATTGATTTCTTATAATCCATAACCAGTGAGTCTTCTTACGATGACCAGTATGCAAATACTTTGTATCATCTTGCAGTGTACGCCATAGTGGACTGGTTGCAGAGTATGCAGTCCCAAAGTTCAATAGTAAAGGTATCACTTATGCCACTCCTTTGGTATCTCACCAAATGTTTTCTCATAACACTTGTATAACCAATCAAATTCTTCTCGCATCTTATCATAATCAATAGGATTCTTTTCATTGACCCACTGGTCTGGGAACTCAGCGAACTCTTCTCTGCTGGTTCCTCTTTCTGGATAGTAAACATTCCTATACATTTCTGGAATAGGGTGTCCTAAGAAATCAGACAGTTCAGTAGGGTCTTCCCATATTCTTTCCATTACCATAGGGAATACTTTGTCCTTACCCCAGACTCTGACATGCTTTTCATAGATCTCATGATACAAAGATGACTTTTGTATATTACCTTTCTTTGTGTATATTCTATCATACTGTGTCCATGCATTAGACCATATCTTACGAACAGGATCTCTAAAAATCATAGTGACTTTAATATCAAAGTGATCAGACAGTGCATCACGAAGATAGCAGAGATAGTCTTCATCCATAATCGCTGGTTTGTTAGAGAAGTCACCTAATGACTTGTACTCACCATTCAAATAGTCCCAATGTCTTTTGTAGTATTCAATATACTTGTCTATAGATGTGGGTAGAGAAAAGAAATAGTCTTCTTCCTCCCTAGTAAATTTTGTAAGTTCTCTTGAGTTATCACCAATACCTTGTCCTCTTGGCACTGCAAGAAACTTACGTGCTCTACCCTGCCATCTTTTGTAACTTTCTAGAGAACCCTCATTATTTTTTTGTTTGTTATCAAAACTAAATTGATCTTGATATTGTAGAACGTATAACCAGTGAGTCTTCTTACGATGTCCTGTATGTAGATATTTTGTGCTGTGCTGGAGAGTACGCCATAGTGGACTGGTGGCACAGTAAGCACATCCAACATTGAATAGAAAAGGTATCTTCATATATCAAACTCACGTTTACGCCATTCCTTTGGTATGTACCCAAACTTCTTTTCAAAATTTACATACAGAAAATCTAACTTCTCCCTCAGGTAATCATATGGCACAGGTGCATTTTCCCATTGATATTGATCCCTCAACCATTTGTATTTTGGTATGTTCATTCCCATCTCTGGCCAGTAACAATTCCTATGCATCTTATCAATCTTTACACCTAAGAAATCTGCTAATCCACTAGGATCTTGCCACACATCCTCCATAATAATAGGATAAACATTCTCTTCACCCCATGTATCTACATGATTTTGGTACATTATATCATAGTGCCACTGTGGTTTTTTATCTGCTGGTTTACGAAATACCTTATCCATATCACATTTACAATTAGACCATATCCTACGAACTGGATCTCTAAAGATCATAGTGACCTTGATATCAAATGCTTCTAGCATTTTATCACGTATATCCATCAAGAACTCTGGATGTAGAGTACAGTTTTTATTAGAGAAGTCAGCAACATACTTGTACTCACCATTCAGGTTATGATAGTGTCTTGTAAAATATTCAATATACTTGTCTATAGATGTTGGTAATGAGTATAACTCTATCTCCTCTTGTAGTGTAAAAGATGACTTCTGTAGATGTGCTGGTTTTGATGATGAGGGAGGATCGAAAGGTGTCATCTCATGTTTCTGTGCCCACTCATGCCATGTCCTACCGTTTTGATCTACGTATTCTTTATAACCATACTTCTTTGCTTCCATAAACTGTAGAATAGTCAACCAGTGAGTCTTCTTACGATTACCAGTATGACATATATTATTATCCCACTGCAATGTGTACCACAATGGTGTGGTAGCAGCAAAGGATATCCCTGTATTCATTAGAAATGGTACTTTACTTGGCATATACGAAATAATATCTAAGATCGTTTTGTTCTGTGTATTCCATCTTCAAATCTTTTACAACATAATTATATTTTCTTGCAACTGAGTATATCTTTTTCTGCGACCACCCAAACCATTCAATACCTTCTACACCTTTATGTGGTATGCCAGGATTGACTCTGAATATCATCTCCTTTCTAAACAACGGATACAATAACCTTAGTTGATTGTCAATATTTTTCTCATTACCAAAGTTTATAGACCCTAGACACAACACTATATCAAATGCTGCCTTCTTGTATATCTCGTCATCTGGATTTGTTACTAATTGCTCTAACGATATTTTCATGTCAGCACAATCATTATAGGGGTCTATTCCTATAAGATGATGTATCTTTCCCTTGAGTCTATTGTAACCACATCCTACATCTAGGACGCTATCAGGTCTTTGATTATTAACGTAATCGACCAGATTATAGCCGCTATACTTAAGAAATTGATAATTCGTGTCTTTCCAGATTCCATTGAAATAGGAGTCCATTACTTTGTTCTTGCTGATTTGAAGGATCCTTTCTTATCTTCCAACTGTTCTTGCATACTATTGACTTGTTGTATCAGTTGGACTATTCTTGCTTCAAATGCTATTGATTTGGATGTTTCTTCATTCAATCTTCTCATGTATATCTGAAGAATGTTTGTTAGTTCTGCTTCTTTGTCTTGCATAAAAAAAAGGGGGTCTCCCCCCTAATTATACAAGTTTTATATTACTTTGTCTAGAACGCACCACCATCGACTGTTATATCATTGAGGGATCTAGTAGTACCACTACATGATATGACTTCATGTGCACCAGCACAGTCATTCAACCATAAAGATCCAATCTCTAATGCACCATATGCAGTTGGTGTCATAACACCAGAGGTTTCACTACCTTCTTTTAGTAGAACAAATTTCGCTGCACTATCATCCCAGTAGAACGCTGCTTTTTTAGCAGATCCATCATAGTAGTTCATGACAAGACCAACATCCTTGTTAGTGTCAGAACTTAGTGCTGCACCGTCAACTTTTTGAAGTTCTAGTAACGTATCCTCAATGGACGTGTTTACGGTATTGATCTGTGTAGTCGTACCCTCAACTGTCAAGTCTCCAGTAACAGTCAGAGAGTTTGCAACTGTCAAATCTTGCAGCGATGCAACGGTACCTAAGGTTTTCCATGCAATCGATTCAATTTCATCTCCAACTGTAGCACCCTGTGTAAGAGTAATAGTGTTAGAGTTAGTCTGAACATAGTCAGTTCCAGTTTGAAGTCGAACACCATTCATGTAGATGTCAACGAAACCTACTTCATAACCAGCAGCGATGTTTACAGCAGTCTGACCTTGTGTCAAGGTTTGTTGCTGATTACTTACGTAAGTTGTAGCAGCGATACCAGTTGTAACGATATCTGCAATACCGTTTGAAACTGAGTAACTATCAATACCACCACCACTGAACTTGAACGCTGTTACAAGACCGGCAGATCCAGTGTTTTTGATCGCTCCGATAAGAGGTATCAAACCACCGTCTGATTGTCTGATATCAGGTGCTTCAATCGCTTGTGAGAATGTAGCGATACCAGATACTTTTAGGTTTGTACTGTCTACAAATGCAGCAGTAGTAATACCAGAGATTCTAATTTGAGGGAATCTAGCACCCTGTCCACCACCAAGTACGTAGTCCTTGATTCTCGATGCGTCTGTCTTTCTATTATTCTCTCCACCAGCATCTGCAAGTATGAATTCATCTGTTCCTACAACCTCTTCTCCAAGGTCAGTTGCACCGTTGATATTGATTGACGCAATGTCAACTACAACGTTTGTGCTAAGTGCAGTAGCAGATAGAACTTCAGAATTAGCAACTTTGAATACCTTACCAGAAGCAAGATCCATGTTTTCTGAAGACTCCCAGTTGTCACCAGTTGCTTCAAACTTGAATGTCTTGTTACCTTCTCCAGATATAACTGTAATACCACCACCATCAGCAGCAGCGTCATCAGCAGCACCAGTACCTAATTCAAGGTTCTTGTCATCGACCTGCATGACAGTACTATTAATGGTAGTTGTGGTACCATCAACTTGTAAGTCACCAGCAATAACAACTTTACCTGTGTTGTTTCCTACAGCAGCAGGGTCAATAGTAATTTCAGCAGGACCACTAATGGTGTTGCTAGTCATCCGCATTGCGGATCCTTCAGCACCTAAGTGAACTGCGTTAGCGTTTACTGTGCCAGTTACAGTAGCTGTGCCATCAACAGTAAATGTAGATCCGTCAAATGTAAACTTAGAATCATCTTCTAATTCACCACCAGTACCTGCAATAACGATTCTGTTGTTTGTTAGGTCTTCTACCTTTACAGTACTTGCATTGATACCATTGTTAGCATCAAGTAAACCAGCAGTAGTCGTAACACCAGAAACTGTTAGTGTTGTTAGATGATTGAATGCTGATGTCTGTATACCAGTTACTTGTAGGTTTGGTAATGCAGCACCTGCTGAGTTTGAGTTTACTCTACCAAGTACATAATCTTTTACTCTTATCGCATCTGTCTTTCTATTCGTTCCCCCGCCACCATCGTCAATGATGAACTCGTCAGCATCAACTATATTTGCTCCAATATCTGTACCGCCATCAATGTCCAGTGCAGATAGTGGGAATGATCCACCGTTCCATCCTGAACCAGTGTCCCATGTCATGGTACCACTGGCATTTACTCTTAGGTAACCACCATTGGTAGGTACGGCTGGGAATGTGTATGTCTGGTCAGAACCAATTGTTGCTGGTGCTTCAATCGTGATAGCGTTAGCACCGTTATTGGTACCTTCAACTAACTTTACACCAGAACCTGTTGTGGTTCCTTCTCTTTGCCAATATCTTGCAGATCCAACGATCTGGTTGTTGCCTGTCGTGGAGTCAATTCCAACGAAAAGGTCTTTAGTATCGGTGACCCATCCTGGTTCACCTGCTTGCAGTCCTGGTAGTGCTGATAGACTACCTCTCTTAAACTTTAGAATAGGGGCTGGCATTTAATTATCCGTGTTTTAGTAGTTTATTCACCTATACCATTACTATCATTGTCAAATATTTATCAAAAACTTCCAGCGTCGAGGTCAATTTTATCGTCTAATACCTCATCAAGGTAATCAATCGTCTCAGATGATAATCCTTGTGCTGCTGGTGCTCCACCAGGTACATTTCCAGATCCTACAGCAGCGTCTACTACTTCATCTGGGTTTACGAACTTGAAGCCACCTGTTCCAGCATCATAGATTAATACAAATCTATTAGTTGAACTGGTTAGGTTCGATGTGTTTACATCCGTCAATTCTGTTAGACGTTCCACGTCGCTTCCTCCTCCTCCGCCTGATCCGCCACGACCACCGCCTCCTCCAAGTTGTACTTTGAAAGTCTGTGCAAGTGCACCAACTTGTTTGACTGTAAAGCTGTTGTTTGATAAACGAACATTCATTACATTACGGTACCGTTGACTTGAGCCTGTCCAGTTATAACCTTTGTCTTCTTATTATTGAAGGTGTTGGTAATAAGGACGTCATAATTATATCTGCCAGCAGTAATAATACCTGTCTGGGCATTTGTCAATGAAACTACTATCTTACCTAAGGTTGCATCTGAACCAAAAGTAACTCCTAAACCTATAGATCCTTCAGACTCGAAGGACTTACGCATCTTTGCTTCTAAATTATGATTCGATAAGTTGAGATCGCTCCCACTCGAATTAGTTACAAAGAATGTCGCTTCAAAATCAGCTCCTTGTTCAATTTGTATATTTACGACTGGAACTGCCATGAGATAGTGTATGCCTTTGCTACGTTTCAATCAAGCAGCTTACTTAGCACTGCTTCATCTAAGTCTATTTATTCAAATTCTAGTTTTCCTTTCATCAAAAGTCTCTTTATCTCCATCAACTCAGTCTCAAGATACTCTATTCTTTCCTGTTGTCTTTCTCTAAGATTACGTTCTGCCATGTAACGTTCATAACCACTAGGGTCATGTGTCACTATCGCATTGGTCTTTGTATCCCTCAGAAGGGTCGGGTGATCTTTTACTTTTACTCGACTTTTCATTTTTGATGATGGGATAGGTTTCGTCTAGAGTTCCCTCTAGTACTTCGTATGCAAGTGACCAAGCATTAATTGGCATTCTTCTTTTCAGCTCTCCTTATAAGTTTAGCATAGAGAACGTCAGATGCAGAATATTTATCTGGATTCTTTTTTGCGAGTTTTATAAGTCTTTTTGCTGTTTTTTTGGGTGCTTCTGTACACATTATGCTACTGCTATTGTTCGGAAATCTATTATCTCTGGTGAGTCTGCCTGATCTGTTGACATGAATACAACCTTGATCTGGAATGCTGTGAATGGAGGTAAGTTATCTACTGTGTATTCATAGTCTATGAACTCACCAACAAGACTTGCTGGAATCTTCACATCAGAGGAACCATCATTATCTTTTGGATTGATAGTGAACCCTGCTGCATCAGTATTTTTGAATCCTGGCATCAACTCAAACTTCTTATCAAACTCAGAAGAATCATCTCTCTTGAGTCTGTATAGTACACGAATGTCTGAGTTAGGTGGTCTATTTGCTGCAAATATAGTCTTGATAGATGTAGATGGATTCTCTAAACCAATCTCCTTGGTAAGATAAACCATGTCATGTGGATCATCATTTAGATTAGATCTACGATCTGTCTTGAAGTTAGTGATTGGTTTATTGATACGAGATGACTCTGTAAGTATAGAACTCGTAAAGACATTTATAGATGGCGAGACATTTCTATCATTAGTTGATAATGTCGCTTCAAATGTAAATGATTTAGCACCTGGTAAAGCTAGTATAGTTGCTTTATCTTGTTCTACTTCTCTTGTTGCAATCATTCTAGGAGAAGTGAATGCTGTCTTACCAAAGATAGAGATATCTTCGTATCCCTGATCTAAGTATGCTGCTTCACTACCACTAATACTCTTAGAAGAAACTGTTCTTACCTTACCAGTTACTTTAGTTCCAATAGGTGTACTATGCTTGATAGATGGGTTGATAGTATCATAGGTAATATTAGATGTACCTAATCCTCTCATACCACCACCAGATTTATCCTTACTGAATAACTTAGTTCCTGTAATTTTGACATGATAAGAGTCAAGAGTTATTTGATCTACGATAGAGTTTGTAACTTGTGATAGATCGTGTTGTTTGTTTATCTTACGAAGAGATATACCAGACAACTCATACTTCTGTACAGGATCGTCAGCTAAGTGATCTTGAGCGAATGATCCATCAACACCACGAAGTATTGTACCAGATAGTATATTTGTTCCTACAGATGTGTACTGTATTATTTCATCTCCTATGATAGCAAAACCAGGATTAGATGCAGATACCTGCTCCCCTTCAAAGAAGTTGAATCCTGTACTGCTTGCAACACTGACGTTAGATGTGACACTAGCAGCATATCCCACTGTTAGTTTTGTAGGTACAGAATCACCAGTTATATTATCAAGAGTAACTACAGAGTCAAAGGCATGATGACCATGGTTAGCATGTGTCACCTTGAAGTGAGTTCCATCATACTGATCTGAGTTTACAGTAACAACATTAGGAGCGATACCAGTCTGAGCAGACGCTATACCAACGCCAGGACCATCAGATGGAATGTAAGTAATATCACCAGTAGTATTGAACTCAGCACCTTTAGCATTAGTAACCACATATGCGTTTTGAGCAGTTGTGAGACCAACAGTTATAACTAAATCTCTTCCTAGTCCTTTATTACCAATTTGAGCAGTTAGTGTATCACCAACTTTGTATCCTACACCTGTAGTATCATCTGCTGCTGAATCTGATTTGATGGATACTGCTGTAACTGCACCACCAGATACATTTACAATACCTATTGCACCTGATCCTCTTCCTGTAATTGTTTGGAAGTTGACTTCTTGGGAGTTTCCATTTTCGTACCCACTTCCTGCGTTGGTAATCGTAACGGATCCCCCTGCGAGCGAGATAGCTGAGAGTTTCTCAGCAACGACTCCTCTTGCTGTTGTATTTCCTGATTGCGATAACACTGTTCCCTCGTTGATGTGTGGGGTTTCTGTCGCAGATCCGAGTCCGATATATACCCGCTTTGAGAATGTTTCAATGGGGTTTTGTGTGAGTTTATTTCTTTCATTGTACTTCGTTAATTGTGGATTGTAGAGACGTACTGTACCACTGTCAGCAGTGAAACTTGCTTTATAGCTATTATATTTAAGATCTTCTAGCTGTGAAGCAGTCCAAGTTACGTCACTTTGTGCTTTGAATAATGAACCTTGTGTAGGCTGTTTAGATACAACAATCTGCTGGAACTGACTGAGATTAGCAGTTGATATATCATTCTCCCCAACCTGCGAAATCCAGCAATCATAGTCACCAGATGCTGACCCAAGGTAAAATGCATAGTCACCTTTGGGTAGGAATACAGGAGCAGGGAACGTAAAATTAGTCGGAACTGAAGCATCATCAGATATACTGACTTGTGATGGTTGTAGTTCAACTTCACTGTTCTTCATAATTTTCTGAGATGGGAATCCATTCTCAAGTGTTACTATATGAACTTTTGCAGGGATAACCTCTGATTTTGCTTGGAAGAAGAATTGAACACTAGTCATAAAGATACCAGTATCTTCAACAACCTCAAATGACTGTGCAAGAGGATCATCCTCGTTGATTGTCGTATGGTTGATATTTGTAATGTTTCTAACATTGGTTATATTGTTAGTAACATTAGTAATGTTATTGACAACAGGTATAGGTAAGTTAGGTTCTGTTCTTATTATAGTAGTTTCTGTAATCTCAAAACCTTCAGAGAAGAATTCAGATTCTGCAATTGATATGTTCTTACCAGGTATTCTATTTTCTAATTTTGTTTCAACAATAGATGCTGTGTTAGTACCATCTTGGAAAGTATTAGGTGGTATGTGATAACAACCCTGTAATGTACCAACATCATCACTAACCAATCTGACGTTAGAGATTGTTGCTTGAGCACCACTGGTCTCACCTATCAATGTCATACCATTAGTGATGAATCCAAAGAAGTTACCATCTGACTTCTGGTTCAATGATGCGATATCAACGTTCAATACTGTTGATGTCTCAGAGTAAGAAGATGATAATCCAACAGTAGGAGAGTATGGGTTGATTGTATATGTTAGTGTTGGTGCAGCAAAAGGTCCTACCTTGTGATTAGGAGTACATAATCTAAATCTTATATCTTCACCTTGACTTACGTTCTGTGTGGATACAGCAAGACCCCTTACAGTCTCACCTATTTCAAATGAACCACTGACAGGATTTACTTCTAATAATTTTGGTATAACATTTGTCTCAACATCTGTCATATCAGTTCCTGACCAATAAGCATAGTGTCTTGTATCAGGTTTCAATACTGTGACATTGAACTCAATGTTCTGTTCACGCATGAATGGAACTGGTTCTGTCTCAGATACAAAGTCATTAGCAAATCCTTGACCTTCTTCTATAGTAATTTGTTGTCTGTCAACATATACGTCGTCAGCAGGATCAAGAGTCATCCTACCATTCCAGTCCCTGTACATATATGGGTTGATACTCTCAAGACGTGTAGCAAATGGTTGAGTTCTGTCAGGCACAGGTATGTATTTCAAAGTAACAACATTACCAGTTTTTGTGATATTTGGTGATCCTAAATCTTCAGCAAAACGTGGGTCAACTGTTGGATCAGGTGCACCCTGTAATCCAACTACACTATTTGATCCCATGAGTAAGTCAATAGCATCACGATACTTTCTAGCAGTAAGTTTACCATTATCAACTTCAAACTTAATCTCTTGTGACTTATCTGCAATAGAGAAATCAGTGAATGGATCTACAATAAAACCATTCTTGAATCTGTCTAGACCAGTATTACCATCTTTGATGGTTAGACCAGATGTCTTCTGCTCAAGCATAGACAGAGTTGTCTGCTCTTCCAAATTATCAATTCTAGTCTCTAAACCACCAATATCCTTCATCGTATAACGTCTGTTTGCTTTGAAGGTTATGGTAACATCTCTATTAGCATCATACACGTATGGCTTGTAGTCAATTGTCCCTAACTGGAAACCCTCACTGACGGGATCAGGAAGGATTGGGTTCTCGGCAGGTGTACCACTTATAATACTAAAACTACTGTTAGGATTGAGATAAAGTCTATCTTTTCTACCAAGATAGCAGTTGTAATCAAAGGTGATATTTTCATCACTTGATAAAATAGAAGCCATTTGACTACCGAAGTTTCTTGAATCAAATTCAAATGGTGATCTTGAACCAGAATGTGGAGCAACTCTAGGACGTAAATCTATAATGTCGGTGTTTCTAACATTACCTATTGAAGGTACTTTATCATACTCAGCTTTCTCATAAGATGATGCTGTTACTAAGTCACCAGAATCCTCAGAGTTGATAGTATACATGTCAAAGTATATCTTCAACTGACCTTGAGGTTTAGATGCATATTGTTTTCTTACTATACGACCAAAATCATAGTACTCATCTCTCTGACCATTATCTAAGATAAAATCACCACGAATATTAGGATCACCAGGTGTCACAACAGATACATTTGCTCTTACACCAGAGGTCTCAAATTCGATCTCCTCAGTCGGGAAGAATGTTTTGGAGTTCTTTGTACATATCTCTACCTTATCAGCACCAGAACGTGCTAGAACGTACGCTGACGCACCAGAAGATTTACCTATACCAATCTCACCAACAATAATATCTGAGTTGTCACCACTAGGACCTGTGAAAGATGCCATAGTAACCTCAGGTATTGTAGGTGCACCTGTGCCTGTAGATTCAAATACAGCATGGACACTAACAATGTCTGCATTGTCTAGTGAGATCTCTTTATCTTGTACTCTCTTACCATACACACTGCTAGATGTTAGACCATTATCAATACCCTCATCATTGGTATCCTCAGATCCTGTAACTAAGATAGTTTGTGATTTAGATAAAATCTTTGACTTAGATGTTATTTTTGACTTCTGCTTAGTAACATGTACATCAACATTAGAACTTTGACTTGCTGTCAAACCTGATAGAGTAGCACCCTTATTACCATTTGTGAGTACAAACTGATCTATAGTTAGAGGTTCTATAGTACCATCATTGTAAATTACAGTATATCTTTCCTCGTCAAATCCAGCGTATACAAATTCACTACCTGTCAATGAAGGTAGATCCATTTGACCATTACCATCAGTAGATAGATTGACAATCTCTTCTCTAGTAAAGAGTGTTGATTCAGTCAAATCTACAGACTCAATGTAGTTGTGTGGCATGTCTGCTGATAAGAATCCACTTTGTGAATCTCTAATTGAACCAGATACGACTTTTAGACCACTAACTGTTATAGCAGCAGATGGTAGAGTACCATCACATACGTTAGTAACATCAGCAACGTCGTCTACAGTTGCAGATAGACCAGTAGCAGAAATAGCAGTAACTCTATGATATACAGGGAGTGATATACCACTAGCAGTGTATTGTATTATATCATCTACACGTAAATTCTTTGCCCAACCTGCACCACCAGAAGAAAGTGTACTAGTACCACCAGATTGTGCACTAATATTGAATCCAATACCACCAAAGTTGAACTTCTCTTCCAATACTACGTCAGCAGTAAACGTTCTTGAAGCAGCAGTAGATCTAACTGACTTAATATCAGATAAGTCATATTCTGTGACACTGGTTATAATAATACCTTGTGCCTTACCATTGATTAGGAGTGGTTCGTCTTGTAGGAACTGACCAGCAGTCTCACATAAAGTAAGAGTAGTGGTATTAGATGCAGTGCTCTTCAACATACCTCTAGCACCTGATCTCTGACCTTCTACGAGTGCAGGAACACCTTGTGTTATCGCTTGGTTGATTGTAAGTTTAGTATCAGTTATAATATCAAACAAGAACAACTCAAACACTGATGAGTTATCTTCATAAGCAGCGTTTTGTAATCTATAGTCGTATACTCTTGCTCTTCCTATAACATCACCAACAGCATTAGATTTAGTTGTTCCTAATCTTTGGTTTCTTAGTTCTATGAAATCAGTAGTATCAATCTTGACTTGAGCAGCACTCAATACATTATTGACTCTAATTTTATTTCCTGCTTGGAAAGGTATTGCTCTTGACTTGATTTTTTTGAGAGTTCTTGGTTTCTCAACATCAATAAACTTATTACCAGCAACTTGTGTTTCATATCCCTTCACAAATGCCTTACCTGGACCTATACGAACACACATCAAGTCCTTAGATGGTGTATTACCATCTTCTGTTAGTTGATTCTTTGTGAATTGTCCAAAGTTAGAATACCTATCATTCAAACATTCTTTTGCTTGTAGATCAAACTTATCAACATAGTAGTTGCCACTCTCATCAAATGTTCTACGTGCAAACTCCTTTGCTATCTCACCATATACTGTTCTCTCTACTAATTCTTTTGTCTCACCTTCTTCTGTTCTAAGAAGTTCAATAAAGTTCTCATCATTGAAATCTGTAGTAAGTTTCTTAGTTAGAGATAAAGATATTTTTAGTCTGTCTGAACCAGGTGCAGTAAAGTTACTGAATCCTGCTGCGTTATCGTATAATGTACTATCGTCTACTGCTGTTATAATTTCTTCCAGCACATTGAAACCAACTCTATATGATGGAGTTGTACTATACTGATCTAAGATTAAAGTCTCAGTTTTTACCTCTATAAAAGCACCACGAGCAAAGAATACACCTCTTACAATAGTAAATGCTGATCCTGCACCAGTTGCATTACTTGTAAGACAAGTAGCAAAGGAAGATCCCTCCTCAATAGTAGTCACACCATACGTAAAGGTGGACATGGTAATAAGATCCTCTCCATCTAGGAATGTATCTCTCGTATTGTCATCAGAACTACCCTCATACTTGATGTATAAAGTTGTGCATGAATCAATTGACTCAGACTGTGATAATACCTTTATAACTTTTGCAGTAACACCAGATGTCTTACCTTTGATACGAAGTTTGAGTAGGTTCTGATAATAGCCTTCTACAGGAACACCAAAAAATGTAGACTCTATCTTAACATATGTGTAGTCATAATCATAGTTGAACTTACCAGGTATAACTATTGATCCTTCTTTGAATATGTGCTTTCCAAACTTCTCTATCTGACCCTGCATTATAGATTGCAGTGTCGTTAGTTCTCTTGCTTGTACTGGAGTACCAGGTTTGAACAAGACTTTATTATAATTCTTCGCTGAATTATAATCGTCGAAATATGGACTTACGTTCAGGTTGGTGTTCTGTGGCATTGTATCAGAATTCTAAGATGATTTTAATATCTTCACGTTGGTTTGTTGCTCTTGTGACTTCAGGTCTATTATCAAGGTAGATAATATCTCCTGAGTACTTCTTGATCTCTGGATTTGCGACTCCAGCAGTAAAGGTTTGACCAAAATAATATGTTCTGTTGTTTACTGAAGTAGATACTCCTGTAAATGTGTCGTCAATTGTTAGGGTCTCTGTACCCCCTGTTGTTTTTACAACAACGTTCAAACTTCCGCCTGTAGCAGGGGAAGACGTGAATCTATTTAGAGCAAATTGGTTGAGGGATACTGTGTTACCAGAAGCAACTGATCTATCCTGCCAATATTGCAATACTTGTGTTGCTGGATCATAATTTATAATCCTACCAAGTGCAGTTGCAGCAGTTCCTACAGTCTGACTTACGATACCATCAACCTCTACAGTCATTGTTGTTGATGCTGCACCGGCTAATCGTAATCCGTATACGCCAGATGCACTAGGATCTGTCAATAAGTTACTACTTCCATTGATCTCTGGGTTCTTGATAATACCAATTCTTGCAAACTGGTTACCAGTTGGGAAGTCAGGGTTAGTTACATCAGCATTTTCAATCCTACTGTAAACAAGAACCTTGTTAGATCCTAGTTCACGGTATACATCAGCACCATGTCCACCAGGTGGTGGTATTATAACTGAGAATGATGCACCTGTTCCTGTTACTACACTATCAAGATCTAATGTAGCGAAGCTATATCCTGAACCACCGTCAGTTACCTGAACAGCAGTAGGTTTACCATTAGTGAATGTTACTGATGCTAATCCACCTGTACCATCACCTCGAATAGGGACGTTATTCTTAGTTCCAGTAAACTGATATGAAGCATTTGCAGTATCATCAATTGTGATGACCTCTATCTTTCCATCTACAGCAGCATTTCTGACGTCTGCTGTGTCAACACCAGTCTTCCAGTTTGCTGGTACTGGTATAAAGTCTGCACTGTCAAATTTTATAATATCACTTGGTTTAATAGTAAAGAGATACTTCCAAATATATCCATCACTCTCAAGTCTAGGTTGCAAATCTGTATGAACAGGTTCTTGTAATGAGATAGTACCTTTTCCAGAGTTGGAAGGTGCAGCACCATTATAGATGCACTCATAGA